GATTTAAATACCATAAATGATAGACTAGATGCATATTATCAAAAACTGTATGGAGAAGACCAGGAGTTATTGAAGACAATAAAAGCGGATAAAAGGTTAACACCAGAATTCATTGCTAATTTATGATAGTAAACATTCAAGGAGTAGAGTTTACGTTGCCGCCAAAGGGTAAGGTGTTGAATGTAATTTCTAAAGAAGAAGAGAAGAGACCTATAATAACTAGTTCTTCGGTAAAGGCTGATCAGGTTTGGATAAGAACTGAGTTGCCTGATAATTATACATATAAACGAAATGCAGAGTTATTACGTCAAGCGGAGGATAAAGATTTTTTTGATGTTGAGTTAGAGAATTTTAGATCTCAAGAATGGGATAGAAGATTGAATGGGGTTTGGTTTATGAATAATGGTAAAGCCGAATACTTAACTGGAATGCATTACTTATTTTTAAACTGGTGGAAGATAGATATCGGATACCCTAGTTTTAGAAAAGTAGATCAAGATTACTTTTATTTTTTGCAAGCATCTATTGACGATCCTAACTCTTTAGGAATGATAGAAATAACTAAGCGTAGGCAAGGAAAGACAGTTAGAGCAGGTGTGTTTATGTTTGATTTAATATCTAGGTCTAAAAACAAGAACGGTGGAATACAGTCTAAAACAGCAAATGATGCTAAAAACAATGTATTTGCAAAGTCGATTGTAGGACCCTTTAAAAAACTACCAGACTTTTTTAGACCAGTATATGATCAATCTAAGGGAGTTACTCCAACCTCAGAATTAAGATTTTATAGAACAACATTAAGAGGAAAAAAATCACTAGAAGATTTAGGTAAACCAGAACTTGAAAGCCAAATAGATTGGAAGAGTTCAGAAAAATATGGATATGATGGAACAAAATTACACAGATACCTTGGTGACGAGGTTGGAAAAACTATGGAAGTGGATGTCTGGGAAAGGCATAATGTTGTACGTTTCTGTTCGGAATTGGATGGTGAGTACATTGGAAAATTACTTTACACAACCACTGTTGAGGAAATGGAGTCAGGTGGTGAGTCGTTTAAAAGACTTTGGGACAACAGCGATCAGGGAAGTAGAAATGTACATGGTAGAACTCCCAGTGGATTATTTCGATTCTTTACTCCCTCATATAAAACCTTATACTTTGACGAATATGGGCATGCAGACGAAAAACGTGCTAAGGACTATTATTTGGCTGAACGTGCAAATCTTATCAACGATGATCGTGCTTTGTCAAGTATTATCAGAAGGAATCCGTTCACTATTGAAGAGGCTTTTAGGATAGATGGAGAGAAATCTTTGTTTAATGCAATGAAGATAAATGATCAGATTGATCGAATATCTTGGAATGATAATCTTTATACTAAAGGTAATTTTGAATGGGTTGGAGATAGAGAAACAGGTTCAGTAGAATTTAAACCTATGTCTAATGGAAGGTTCAATGTAACCTACCTTTTTGATGATAAATCAGATGCTAATATAGTAATTAAAAGGGGTAAGAATTATCTGCCTACCAGAAAGAATGAGTTCGTTATTGGATGTGATCCATATGATCATGATAGTACCGTAGATCAAAGAAGATCTAATGGAGCCTT